TGTGCCGCACCTGAGTTGGCTACTTGGTCCCCAGTGAAATAAGCTGTGTAGTATTTCCAATTGTGACATTCTATTGCGTGAGAATTATGAGTGCAATTACAACCGATACCGTCAGAAGGGTTAAGCGGGTTACCGTCACCGAACACCATAGAGTTCGCTTGGGTGTGAACACCTTTGTGGTTGGCTGATAATAGGTATATTTTTTTCTCGTCAAGTATTCTGTACTCAGTCGTGGCTGAAAGAGTGGTCATAGCGCCATCGAAAGCATCATCCGCATATATCTTGACAAAAAACCTACCATCAAACTGAGGCTTACTCTCAACTACATACTTGTAGAATGTTATTGTTGTTTGATCATTTACCTCCGTTGGCATATTACCACTAGGGTCATTAGAAATAAAATTAACGTCAGTTCCAAACTGCTTTTCTAGGGAAAACTCGTAAGTTGAAGTGCCGGAAACATAAGGATCTTGTGTGGATACCGTTGATATACGATACCTATCAGAAGTCGTCCCTGAAGATAGGTTTCCAAACTCAACATATATCGGGTCTTTTATATTAGCAATATTCTTAAGACTAGAACCCTGAAATGGATCGGCATCCATGGTAAAAGAGGTGCGTCCAAGCCCGGGACACCCATCAAATGTACTGCCAAAAATATCAGTTGGAGTTGAGGATGCTAGGTCATGTACGAGTCTACCTATGTTCAATCGCGTAGTTCTAATGAACTCTGGGGCCTCATCCTCAATAGCTATAATTTTATACCTAGCCTCATCAGTTACCAATGAGTTAGAGTCGGGTCCTTTTTTAAGGATTAAAAATGTATCTATATCAATCTTGTTCCTATCGGTTGATGGGAAAGCTATCCAAAAGTTGCGATCCTCTGCATCATAAAACCTATCCATAGCTATATTGTAGTACTCACTTGATGTTTCTTTAATAAAAAACTTATAGTACCTGAGGTTATCAGGGGTCAACTGCCCTCTGAACCCTACTTTTAACTTGTTTGCCCCTGATGCCATCTCTTTCTCCAGCCTAAAAGCACCAGTTGGATTTGAAAGTACGGGTGTTTCTCGACCATATTCATCACTAAAAACAACCCCCAATTGATATTCCCTAAGGGCTTTTATGGATTTCTTAGAAGTATTGTCATACTTGTCATTAACTATTGATGATTTGAACTCTGGATAGAAGTTTTTAAGGGTGTTTAAAGCTCCAATAGTTAAATCGTAGTTCTGTAAATAGTTTCCATATACTATCCTATTACCAGTTACTTCTTGTGCTAAGGCTTTTCTAGGGACGTTGTCCCAGGGTCTTAATAATTGATTTTCAGCCACCACAGCGTATATAGTTTCGTTAGTTAGATTGTAGGAGTTTTTATCCCAAAAATTACTAACGTTTCCCACTAATATATCATCTTGTGGCTTTAGAGTGTCTATGACGTATATGTTAGGACTGCTGTCCTCTTTATACAACAAGTCGACCTGCACAACATCTAACGGTATATCATTCGCTATATAATCCATTAAATCTATGTTGGTGACTCTATTCGTCATCCCTACATTGTACCCCTTTTTAGGGTGGTAATCAAGAGCACCTGGCATAAAAGCCGGCTCTGTAAATGGACCATAAGAGGAATATTCGTTGTCCTCATACTTATACCTGTAAGAAAATCTTGGAAATTTAAACTCAAACAGTTTTTGTGATTCATCAAATCTGTCTATCACGTAATGCAGAAATCCTCCTACCCCAGCTACTGGCGGATTACCAGCTATTGAGGATATTTTTATTTGTACTCTTACGGGACCGATAGCACTGTCAAAATTATTTCCCACCCAAGTATCAATAACTCCTTTTATAGCAAATGATGTGACGGGTAACTGAGATACACCCGTGCCCACGTCCTCTGTTAATACAACTTTTGTTCCCTCCTCCCATTCTAAATCAAATGCAGTATTTAATAACACATCACTAACCACCTCCATTTTTATAACATCACCAACCTCAAGTGAGGAGAAATCGTAAAGCCCTGCTGAAAGAGAGCTACTAACATATGAAGACACATTTGGAGCAACACCATCGTCAATAGTAACTATTCCAGAGTAATTCTTATCTTCGTCTCTATCTGTATTTAAAGTAACGCTTAGCGGTGTGGTAGGAGATTTCCTTATAACAGTTATGTGTTCTTCCAGTGTATCAATACCACTGTAAATGTCTACTCCTGTAGCTTTGTTTATAAGCTTAGTATGCACTAGTCCGCTAGGATTAGTCCCTTGTATCGATCTTGATATGTTTATTTTTTTAGGCTCAGTATTATTATCTGTCCAAAACAACATGTCGTCTAGAATATTGATACCAGTAATAAGGGTTTCGGGGTTGAACCCTAGTATACTTTGTTGAAAAACAATGTGTGTTGTGAGTTGGTCTAATTTTATTTGCCAACCGTTGCTAGTAAAGAAATTCTTCACCATCAAATCATCTTGCCACCAAGTGAGTAGGTATATGTCCTCTGATAACGTTAGTATACAATGCTCTCTTGATGTTCCGTCACTATGTATCCAAGTCCCGACTACCTGCTTATCCATAACAGTAACACCACCATACTTCTCGTGATAACCCTCTAAAAAATTAACAGACTCAGACGTCCATGGGTTTACTCCCCACATGCTGATTCTGTCTCCCAATCTAATCCTACCACCATCATAAACCTCAAACTTAAGACCGTTACCACTTGTTGGTGACTGGCTATTATAGCCCAAACCATTACCGATATTAAACCCAAGTGCTGTTGAGGGGCTACCTGGGAATTGTTGCGCGACAGCTAAGTCGAGCTGTGTTTCTGGGGCACTATTAACAACCCCACTTTGCAACGTTACAGTAACGCCAGCTTCGTCAATAAAAACAGGCGTTACAGTAGAATCCTCGTACCTATATATAGCGTTTATCCTTTGTTTTGTACTAAAATTTGATTTTAATAATAATTGTGGTTGGCCCCCTAGCCCATTTAGTATTGATGGCCAAAATAAATTACCTTGGTGGTTTTGTCCGTTTACAGGGAATATCTCTGGATTTTCACCTCTATAAGCACTTTCAAAAGTACTAGTTGTCGTGAACCAATAGGTTGCGTCATTCTTCTCATCAGATATAGACCCTATACACGTGGCAGGGTTGCTTATATTTAATTGCCCTTCGATTATTTTATTTCCCAATACATTTTGGATGGTTCCCACGCTGGATCCATCTGACGTAGAAACCTGTATGTTCATTGCATCTCTATACTCTCCGTTGGGAACAAGTCTCTCATCTACATCCTTGTTCATTTTACCACCGGTAAACTGATGTTTAATCTCTGGCATGTACTAGTGTTTTATTTGTTTAGATTTACCCCTTAGAACTTGTGTGAGCTCCTCTAGCTTTAGGCTTGATAATCTTAATTTAGCGGTTCTTATTGCGGCAAACCTTTCTTTCTTAAGTCTATTGACTTGGTATTCCGGAACATTTGCTTTTCCTGACAGAATAGCGTGTGATATCCATTTGTACATCGCTTCTTCAGCAAACTTGTGAACCTGCATCTCTCCATCAGTACCAAGACTATCGCTTATGTAATCTAAGATCACAGTTTTACCGGCAATGTTAGAGCTGAAGTGTATTTTCCCTGAGACACAGTCTATGTAAAACGACCCATTAGTTTGAGCATGTTGAGGGTCAAGTCCGTACCTACTTCCATCAAGTGGCCAATAAGTATCACCCTGGTAGTTATCTCCATTTTCAGGTGAGGTTCCAGACTTGTATTTTGACCAAGTAGTTGAATCGTTAGAGTCTACTATCGCACCACCATCAGATATACCATAGTTACCATCATTATTGATATTTACCAATAAAAAATCTTTAATACGCACTGTCTTAGCATCAGCGTGCCCGTTCTTAAGTTCAACTACTAATGTCATAGTATTCAAACTATTGTTTTGAGAGGCATCAAAAGTGAATTCAATAGGGGCTTGGGGACCGATACTAATTAGTGAATTATTTCCATTAACAGCACCTGTTTGGATTGCTGGCCTGTAAGAGTTACTACCACCAAGTGCTCCAGCTAAATAAACCCTAGATGCTCCGGCAGTACCATCATCAATACCAACAACATTCCAAGATAATTGATAAGTTTGCCCGTCTACCAACGTGATAGGCGTCCTAGCACGCGGTTTGTTTTGGGTACCAAGCCCATTACTAGTAATTAAAAGGCCATCGTTAGATGTAGTATAACTTAACTGTGTCCCAAGAGCGGTGCTATCAACACCTTGTATGAACCAATTGTCCATGCTATCTTGGAAACCCGGGTTTAATACTAAATTTGAATAATAAGTCCCATCTGTATTTTGATTAATTTTCGTGGGATTTGAAGTTTTTGACGTGGGATATAACAAGTGTTTTACACCAGTGGAATCCACCCAACTAACCTTAGTGTAATTCACATAATCCTGGGGGAGTATCATTTGGAGTGATGATGGAACCGAAATCTCCTGGGCTTTACAGGATTTCAATGTGTCAAAAGACAACTCCGCCAAACCCCTTTGGGCATGGAAAGCTACATCAGTTCTATTGGCGTTTCTAATCAATTTATCCTCGCCTACGTATATCACCATAAACTGGCTTATAATATCATCTAAAGAAACAAATTGGTACTTACCGAAATCATTACCACTGTAATACGTTTGTGGAGTTTCATTTATTAATCCCATTTATTTATTGTTTTTCTTGTTGTTGTTGTGATTGCTCTTGTATTTGACCTGCCCTCATGATGTCTAATTTACCCATTGAAATACCAGCAAGTTTTAATATTTTATAAACCAACTCTGTTTCCTCCGACGGATGTAGTTCAAAATTTACTGTTTTTGCGGTACTACTATCATAAAGTGCTTTTCCACTCAACACAAAGTAACCCCAAGAAACCGTTACTGGCAAGCGGTAGTAGTGTAACCCAATGCCAGTCGTTACAATAGAGCCGTTACTAACCTTAAGCCTACTCCTAAACTCAGTGTATACTGGGCGAGATGGCGTAGGTCTAGTTAATGGTCCTGAAGTTATTACGTCTTTAAACCTGTTAGTATCCACATATTCCGCTCCAACATCACCAACCTCAACTCTAGACAACCTATATATGTAGCTGGGTAAAACCACAGAGCCTCCCATTACCGCGAAACCACTAACACCAGTTGGCCCAAGCATCGATATAAAAACATCAAGCTTCTGCCTAGTGAGACTTGTGGTGTCTCGATTAACAGTATCAACCCCGTCCCTCATCTCAAAATTATTTACATCATAGTGGTATTGTTCAAATATTTCTATTTGAGCTTGGTTAGCATATAAATTAAACTCTTGGGGCGTTATATACCCCCTCTGCTCTTTATTTGCAAGAGATAAAACTCTTTGATATACCGTGTCTATAAGTACCATAATTTTTTTTATTTATTATACGGGAACAATCTGTTTAAAACATCTTTTCTCTCCCCACAACCGCAATCTTTTTTAACAACCTTGCTTATTGTGTCTACAACCTTCTTGATTCCAGTTGCCTTTGTTATTTTCTCTATAGTATCCCCTAATCCCTTTGATTTCTCTTCCATATAATTAGATTTAGTAGTTTACGATCGCCCCCGAAGAGCGATCGTATCTACAGTTAGATTAATTCAATCTTTTTTCAATATTGGAGTAAATCTCCATTCCTTCATCTGTTTTAAACCATGAAGCTAAAGCGGTGTAAGGGTGCTCATCAAACGGTATAACCATTAGTTTCCTACCGTTGCTACCCCACATAAAGTTTCTCTGATCAGAAGATAGTCTTAATATTCCAGCTTCAACGGCTTTGATACCAAAGTTTCTCAACATCACGTTTTCATCATCCGCTAACTCTAAGAAGAGTTTTGGGTTGTTACGAGCAAATACTAATAAATCTCTTTTAAGTTCCTTAGAACTCAAGTTAGACACGTCAGAACCTCTCTCTACACGCATGATAGCTTCCGCCATATCAATATCTATGTTCCTCGCCGCGATCAACGCATCAACTTGGATATTTAATATATCGATCTCTTCCGCAGCAATACCTTCTGGTTTGTGTTCGTAGTAGATCATATCTTTGTTTGGGTGGTATAAAGATAGTAGTTTCTGTAAAACCGTTTTTTCTTTTGGCACAAATAAAGATCCAGATCTAAATATAATATGCTCTAGTCTTTGGTCTCCTTTCATCTCATCTACAAATGGAGTTTTTTGGTTTTGACAATATTTCAATTCTCTTTCATAACCTTTTTCCTCATCAAAGTAGTAAACCCCCGCTGCTTTAATTGATCTAGATAAAGGTTTTTTTCCATCCTTTAGGTGGTACACCCTATCTTTTATCTCCCACTCATTAGTAGGTTTTAATCTTTCTCTTGCTATAGCTTCTTCAACTACAGTATCGTCAAAAAATTCTTTAACTACTTCTTCCATTGTTTCAACTTCTTCGAAGTCTTTTTCTATTAAAGGTTCTACAACCTTTTGTGTTTTTTGTTTTTTTGCCATGATATAATATAATAATAATTAATAAAAATAAAGGGGTTGGGGAATTACCCCCAACCTCTTAAATATAAATAGTGCCTAGTTCATTAACATGAAATTGTTAGCACCTTGTGTAACCAAACATCTTTCAGATAACATGTGAATTTGCATTGCATCTAAAGCAGACGTAGAAGCTCCAACTGAACCAGTAGTCCATGTTTTCATCTTTCTATTGTCAGTTTGAGAAGCTCTGTAACGAACATGTAAGAATGGGCGTTTCAAGTTTTTACCTAACGATTGGTCATAAACAGTCGACGTTCCAGCAGGTACGATAACACCTCTAATTGCTTGTGCAGCATTAGCAGCATTAATTCCACCTCTTGTAGCGAAGTCATTTAAGTATCTAAAGTCAGACTTGTAGAAGTCATAAGAACCTCTTCTGAAACCAGAGAAACCTAAGTTCAAAGCCATATCTTCAGAATTGTCAAATACTCCGTAAGAAGTACCTCCAGCTCCGTAAGAATTCATAGAAGCTAACATGTCATCCATTGCTAACGAAGTAGCTCTGTTTACAAACATCATGTTTTCCTCAATAGCTCCTTGCTTATCGAATTCAGCTAAGATAGCGTCGAATTCAGCTAAATCAGTAGCAGCATTAACCCCAGTAACACCAGAAGTTAAATTCCCTCTTGATTCAATAGCAGCGAATAAACCTTCAGTACCAAAAGCATTACCATTTCCGTTGACAGTTAAATCAGCGTCAGTAGCAGCAGTTGTATCTAAACCTTTAACACCCTCTAGCATAGCCATTTCCAAGTGATCGTTAAAACGAGCTCTTGTGTCTGATTCAGCTTTTAAGTACCATAAGTAACCTGATCCACCAGCTTCAGAAGCAGTTTCAACCCATCCAATTCTAGAAGAATCAGAACCTGACACTTCATAGTAGTCTTTTAGGATAATTGGCTTATTTGAGTAAGTCAAGAATGAAGGTTGATTAGCACCTCTCGCATCTGTAGCATTACCAACACCAGCTTCAGTGTAGTAGCTTTGTCCTTTACCATACTCAGAACCATAAACTAATACAGTTGTTCCTTTATTCACATTCGTGTGGACAATTGTTGTTGCCCCGTAAGGCTCAACTTGGATAGTATCTGCTGAAATAGAGATAACTAAAGCTTTTACAACTTGATTAACATCAGATATAATGACAGTGTCATTAACTCTAATACCGTGACTTGCACTAGCGCCAGTCTCAATACCATTTACATGGTAGTTGTTTTGATCTATATCACCTTGGATTAGTATCGTTCCAGTAGTTGCTACTGTTTTTGCTACATAAGATAAATGTAATCTACCTTGCTCAGACCAAATTACTTGGTCAGCAGTCATAGACTCTTCAGCTCCTACTTGTGAAAGAAATCCTGAAATAGTTCTCGGTCCGAAAACTTCAGCTTCTTTTTCCATAAGATCTGGTAAATATTGTTGTGCCCAACCGCCGGAGCCGTTTAGGTCTAAATAATTTGAAGATAGTGCTTGCTGTATTGCAGCAGGAGTACTATTCAACAATGGGCCTTCTGTTAGTGCCATAATTTTGTTGTTTTAATTTTTAAATTTATTGTTTTTAATTTTAAACTTAAAGTCAGATGAGTCTTGGCTTAACACTTTATATGTTGTACCACTTGTTTTTACCTCCCCATGACTTTGTCTTGGGTTCATATCAACATTCTTGGCGTTAGCGATACTATTCTTCATAGCATCTGCCTTGCCTTGGTCGTAAAAGTGTTTTGCAACAGCGTCAGCGTTCATTGCCGTGTAAAGAGATTTGTGATAACCCTTAGCATCTGATAATGTATTATTTTTGTCCAAAAACTTTTTGGTAAAATTATTTATATCACTTTGGGTGTTCTTAACCTCTTCAGCATTGTTAACATTAAATCGATATTTTTTGTCCCCGACATTATATTCAAAACCTTTGAACTTGTCATTAAAAACCTGCTCGGTCTTCTGGGTAAAAACATCTGTATTTTGCTTAGCTGCTTTTTGAGTTACTTCTGACTCCTTGTTATATCTATCAAAGAAATTGACAGCTTTCTGCTGCTCGTTTGTGAGCTTCGATCCAGCTTTAATGTCTTGATAGTATTTAGACTTTTGCCCGTCTAGGTGGCTTTTAGCGTTGGCAACTTGCTCTTTTAACGCTATCTTTTTCTTTCTTATTTCTCTATCATCATCGATATCTTCATCATAAGAGAATGTGTCTTCCATTAGGAAGCTAATCTCTTCACTATCTAAATGAGGTTTTGTTTGGTTGTAGAACTCTATTAATAAGCTATTGTCATCTAACTTACTGTAATCTTGATTAAGCTTTACGTAATCGCTCATATCACCACCGGTCTCTTCCATGAAGTCAACTAGTTTTTGGATATTTTCGGGTAAATCTTTCCCCAAAGCCTCTGCCTCCGCTATAACCTCTTCAACCTGCTCTTCTATCTCAGCGACCTCCTCTTCAGTAATTTCTTCTAATACTGTAGTTTCTTGTGCTTGAACTTCCGGTTGTACTTCTTCTTGTTCTTGTGTGGTGTCGGCATTTTCAACGCCATCAACCACTCCGCTGTCGTCAGCGTTACTTTCTTGAGTTTCATCTTCTTTTGGCGTTGGGGGTTTAGATAAATCAACTTTAGTTACCGTTTGTTCAACGACTTCAGATGGTTGCTTCATTTTCATCTTTACTTTTGTAACGTCACCCTTAGGTCCGTTGACAGTCTTTTCTACTGCTTCTTTCTTTTTCTCTTCCATAATATAATATAATAATAATTAATAAACTTACCTAGGGTCAAACACGCCTAAATCAAATCCGCCACCTAGTATATCATTACCTGATGATTCGAAGTTTTTAGGTGGTTTACCACTATTTCTTTGATCAATCAACTCACTTTGTTGAGATGCTTGAATTTTTGTTCTTTCGTCTTTACGATCTTCCTTTTCTTTCTCACCAGTTTTTTTACCATCAACCTCCATTCCTTTCAACTGCATATTCATTTGGAATTCTAATTGCATTAGCTCTTTCTTATGTTGAACCTCCTGCATCATCTTCTGAGAAGCTAACTGGGCTTTTAATTGCTCTAACTCACCTTGACTAGAGGTTAGCGCTTGGTTTTTCTGAACCTCACTTTGCGCCGCTGCTTGGGCTGCTTGCTGGTTCATCTGACTTTGCATCTGCATGTTCTTCTCCTGTAGGGCTTGGTCTTTATCTAATTTTTTCTTCCTACGTAGTTTCAAGAGTTGGTTAGCTAGCTTTATATTCTTTATATCCCTCACATCAATAGCATCAGCAAGCTCTATGACTTGTTGTTGTAAGGCCATTTGTATGTTATTCTCTAACATCATTCTCTCCTCTTCATCTGGTTGTAGATCTATGAATATACCAAAGTCATATAAGTGTAATTCCTTAATCTCCTCTAGTACAGCCGCGTTGTGAACCCCGATAGCTTGGATAAAAGCATCCTTTGTTGGGGAGTATTCTATGATATCAGATACTCTTAGTGATAAAGCTTCACAAACCTCTGCTGTTAAGAACAGTCCTGATTGTAATATATGCCTAGTTGCGGTATTAGAATTAGCAGCTGCCATCTTCTGAACGCCAACTAAAGCATTTTTATCTGGAGTACTGCCATCAGAAGCTTCGTTGAGGCCAGTTACGTCTCTTATCATTTGCAGGTAGTAGTTATATGTACCTATCAAAGCTTGCATTTTATTACCGCCAGACCCTGATGTTATTTCTTGAATAGGTACTTTACCTGGATTCATATCCCCATCACTCGTAAAACTCCTCCCAATAACAGATCCTGTTTGGAAGAACATGTTTAAAGCTTCTTGTGGATTGTAGTTTGTTCCATTACCCAAATCTATCTCAGCCAAACCATCAGCATCTAAGTAAACACCATCTGGAACCATTCTAGATAATATCTGTTGTAACTTTAAATGAGTCAACTGAATCATATCAGCAAACCCAGTGATTCTTTTAACTAATGAATCAATTCTACCATTGTACATCCTTGGAGCTACAATAGCATAATTCATTTTAACCTTAGTATAGTCGCTTTTAGGTCGCATCATGTTTTTAGCCAGCTCCCATTTAAGTAACTTATCCGTACCAAGAATCATAGCTCCCTCATAAAGACACTCTATAGATCTTAGCATCCTACCGTATCCACCTTCTTTCTCTTCTGGTGGATTATATTGGTCATCTCGTGGTATAATCTTATCTCCTCCAGTTGGCGTCTCTTTAACTTTATAAACCTCATTCATGTAGGTTTTGTAATTAAAGTATACAACTTGAATAGTGTTATTGTCCTCTTGGTCTGTTGAGTACCTAGAGTTTTGGTTAGATCTATTGCTGGACTTGTTTTTCATTATATCCTCAAGATCTTCTTCTGACAAATGAGGGAATTGTTTTGCTAATTCATTTACTGGGATGGATTTAACTTCACCCACGTAGTATATGTCCTCAAAATAAGGCGAGTCAGTATATGAATAAACAAGGTTAGCTGGGTCTACGTAATCTACAGTCACACCCTCTGATGTGTTGAAGTTTGTTTTAGTAGCCCCAATCCCAAGTACAGTAAGGTCATAATAGAATTGCTTTTTAGTTAACTCATACCTATTACCCTCTAGTAAAGTGTTTATAGCTTGTTCCTCTGCTATCTCGATAGATTGCTTATATGTTAATTGCATGTGAAGCTCTAGCTCTTCTTGAGTCTCTGGTAACTCTTCAATTTGACTTTTCCTAACATCTAAACCTAAATCTTGCTTCACAGCCGCATTAAATTCCTTTAACCTCATATCTTTTAAGATATCCTCCATATAAGCGGTTCTCTTCGAAACCCCGTTTGGATCTTGAGAATAAGCCTTAACGTCATAAGTTCTTTCAGCTATACCATTGACAACTATATCTACAAACTTAGATATAATTGGGACAGGCTTCCAATCTAAATTAAGATAGGACAAATCACCGTTGATCGATAACTCATCCTTATACTTTTGAACAGATTGTTCACCTCTAGCGTACAATCTTAAATTGTGAAAATCATTGAGGTTGGATTTATATCTACTAGAGTTCCCATCGTTAAACCATTCCTGCTCTATAGCTTTACCTACTTTTAACCCATACTCATAGCTTAACTTTTCAGCATCGCTAACTGTTTGACTTGGGAAATAACTTTTAATGCCAGACTCTGCCATATTTATTACTTGATTATTTGTGAATTGTTTCCAGTGTTTGTGTATCTGGAAACGTTTATACTTAATTTAGGTTTTTCAACCAATGCATTCGGTCTATATAAGTGTCTGTTATTAGCCATAATAGCTAAACCAGAACTTATAGACGCATCATGCTTTGTTCTTTTGTTTATGTCGAACTTTGTCCAATCATTCAGGAGCTCATTGAAATAACAATCTCCGTGAGTTCCATCTTCTTTTATACCTATGTGATCTTGAATATACATCTCGATCGCAGCGGCATGTGCTTGTTTTATATCTTCACTTGAATTGGGTATTCCACCAACCTCTTTTTCTGCTACAGATAATTTGTTCCATAGCTTATCTGGCCTATTCATACTAAACCCTCTATAGCCTCTTCGCCTTAGATAATATAATAAACGTGGTTTATTATTCTCTGCTAATATTGGCATCCCATAAAAGATTAAGGCCATTAGAACGTCTTCAAAAAACATCTCAGCCGTCGGAGGTCTTGATAAGTACTCTAAAAAGAAACTGTTTGCAGGAGCATCTTCCATTGAAAATTTAGTTAAGCCGTGTAAAGCTCCTTTTGACCCAACTCCATCAACAGTTCCTGATATATCGTAACTATCACAACCGAATGAACCCATATGCTCATTTCCCGGGTACTTTATACCATTCTTAAGAACGACGTTATTCTGTATCTGCTGGGGCGGAACCCAACTTACTTTAAACCTACCTTTTTTATCTGGATAAAAAATTACTTGCGAATCCTTGATGCCATCAACCCATTGGAAATTACCTTGAGTAACGCCAGTAGTATTTTTCATCTCCTCATTGTAATCTATCTGTTCGTACAGCTTAACTAGATTAAAGATACTTCCTTTCGTTTCATCTCTAAACGCGTGTTCTGTTGTTCTTGGGAACTGACGGTAGAATTCGTTCAATCCATCTGAATCATCTTTTAAACCATCAACTTCATTCTGCCAGTTATCTATTACGCCTACATCTATTAATTCACCGTCTGGCGCGAATCTATCGATATCAGGAGTAGTGAAAACTGGAACTCCGTACTCATCAATAAATCCCTCGTAGTTCCATTCCATTGGGATAAACAGAGAGTATAAACCAGACTTTGTCTGACCGTTTCTATTTCGTTTTGTAACATCTGAGGAGTTGTATAGTTTTTTAAAATTCTCTCCACCTTTATCCAAGGCGTTTGAGGTTGATCCCATCATACACTTACCGATAATCCGACTACCTAATCTTAAACAAGTTTTTGTAACTCTCCAGTTATTTAATATATTGTCTGGTCTTTCCCACTTACCACTCTCATCATGTACTAGTAATGCTAATTTTTCACCATCATAACTATTGTCTCCAGTATTCTTCCAGTCAATCGTTGTATCTAACCCCTGTATGTCTTCCAGTTTTTCATTAGCCGTGATCTTTTTCCTTGTAAACTTACTAGCAGGTACACGGTAAGCAAGCTCGGACTTTGGGCGATCCATACCATCTTGGACAGGTTTAAAAAAGAATGGGTAATTGATTGATATAGGTACAACTTTGTCGGTAAACATTTTTTTAGCATCAGCTCCAGATTTAGATAAGATTCCATATCTACTATCACTCGCAAGAGTGGCTAAATTAACTGTTTCCGCTGACGACATAAAGGAAAATCCAGATCTTCTATTTTTAAGGTAGCACATACCATAGCATCTTTTATCTGCTTTGCAGGCTTCCCAAAATATAAAGAACAATCTATTTGCTTCTCTAAAGTCTGGTGCTCCAACGTCAATCTTACTCCATTGTAGATACATGTACTGAGTACCTGTTATCCAAACTGGTTTACCATCATTTGTAAACCAAAACCCCTCCTCCCTTCTTCTGAACTCCTCATCTATATAATCATGCCATTGATCCTTTTGATCCTCTGGGTAAGCACGCCAATCAAAGATGTTCTTTAGGCGCTCTAATTCCTTCGGTTGAGTAAATCTAACCCATTTATCTTTCGGGTCCTTATACACGTCCTTAGGTGCCTTAGGTAGAGCGATGACTAGGTTTTGTATCTCTATGATTTCTCCTATCTGACCACTGCGAGATAACACTATTAGATCATGTTCCTTATCATAACCATACTTCCACTTCTTACCCTTGTTCATCCTATGGATAGTGGTGTTTTTTATCGGTTCAACCGTTTTAACTAATGATTGCTCGTAGATCATTTAGATCTACCTTCGGCGAATCCCTTAAAGGTTTTATCCTTCTTGTCTTCTATTACTTTCCCTTCTAATAAGTTCTCCTCCTCTTCAATCCTATTAAGTATCTCAAAAGCATCGAATATAGCTAGTTTTTTTGAGGCAGCCGCATTCTTTAGCTTGTCAGCTGTTAAATCGTCTTCGGAATCAGTTACTATAGCTTCTTTCGCTACTTTAATCAGTTCCTCAACTGCTTTGTGCCCAGCTAGGATTATATTCTTCTTCGTTTCCTTGATGTTCATATTTGATTGTAATAAAATTAGATAAAACTCTATATAGCCTCTCGCCATCAACGACAAACTCGTATTCACTACTTGGGCGAAACCCAACTAGATCGTTTACTTCAACTGTACCGTCGGTATATTTAACGATGCCTTGTAGTGGTTTTTCAGATTCAACGTTGAATTTATCTGTAGCTTTTAATGGAGCTACGAAACAATATCCCTTAGGACAAATCCATTTGTCATCTCTTTTGTATAAAAAGATCTGATCTTTATTTATGAAGTAAGTTGATTCGTTGAAATAGCTTCTACTATTCTTCTCAACGCCCTTCATGTCATTCCAACGTCTAAATACATTGTGGTGGACTAAAACGGTATCACCCGCCCGTATACTTGCACTACCAACTATTGGAGTAGATACCACGATAGCTTCTCTGTTAACATACTGATGATTAAATATGTCAGTATTTAAAATAAGCTCTCCACCTTCTAGTTTCTTGGTGTTATTGTATCTCTCTCCTCTTGGTGTCACAACGAAGTCGTGGACACTTTTCATTAGTACTGTAGGTTGTATTCTACTGAAACAGCCATGTTCTTGTTGAAATCTTTCCAGGGCAAAACATCTTTACCTTTCTTGATGTAAACAGAAAACTTGTTTTCCTCCTCTATGATATCGCAGATAGTGTGACCACCATACACTTCTTGCCCCACGGCATAGTGCATAGCGTCACTCTTGTAATCTTTACCGATACTAATCTTTCTTATCAGCTTCGCCATCTTCCGGGTAGTTTATTGTTCCGTCTTGAATATTCACATCAATTGTGCCGTACGTTTTACGCAATTCATCTTGTAACGCACTTAGCTCGTCTTTAATTCCAGCCAGTTGATGCATTATCTCGTGCTTACGTAACTCCATTGACCCAATCTCTAATTGAGTTCGATTCATCGTATTCACCGCTTCTTGAACTTTACTTAATTCTTCTTCAGTAATTCTCTCGGGCTTAATACTCTTTAGTTCTTTGATCTTTGCATTAGTGCCCTTCGTTTTTGTTGTTGCCATAATTTAATTTAAGTTAATTTAATTTTGTGGTTTTTGTTTAATAAGTAAATAATTCTTCTATAATTGCTGACCCGCCTAAACCATCATACCCATCATTTGCATTTTTAGTTAAATACCGGTTTGTTGATGGGTGATTCAGTGTGCTATTATATATTTGAAAAACTTCAGAGTTTGTTTTAATATCACTCCATATGTTTAAGTCGCGTATAAATAGTTCCTCAAAAGAATGAAATGAACCGTTAGTATTTGTTGCCCCAAGAAAGATATTCCATCCTTGAGCCTCACCATCTGTCCAAGTGTTGGTGGAGCCAACCCCGGCATTAGTAACATTCTGACCATTCACGTAACCAATTATTCCAGAGGGTTGAACGGTAAACGCTAGGTGAAAACCACCCACAAACGTGGCTGGCGACATGCTTACGGATACGGTTACGGGGCTACTATTGTCATTGTTGCTTCTCGTGAAGTGCAGTTGGTTAGTGGAGTCGTTCCAGTGAATATTAAACCTGTGATTGTTTTTACCAGTGCCCATTATTAACTGAAAAACACCAACGTTAGGATCCTGTGCATCTACCCCATGTAGTGAGTAAGGGGGTTCAACCCACATGCTGCCGGTGAATCCGTTTACTAAAAAGGTTTCACTAGAACCAGCTGGAATTATATATGACCCGTAATCACCACCCCCTCCTCCAGTGTGGATGGAGTCATTAGCATTTTTAACGGCCACTGGATCATACGCGCCGAGCACCATACCGTTACCTAACACTAGTAAGCGTAGTAAGCTATCAACCCACCATCTGGATCAGCAACACTCATTGACACTGCAGACCATCTACCATATATAGTCATGCCTCCTGGGAATCGCTGAGTGGAACTAACTGTTTCACTGTTTGGTCCATTCCCATCATCTTGAGTAGCTATCCCAAAAGATAGATCTCCTGGATCAGTGACTAATGAACCACCGCTACCTAAACCATCTAAAGCGGGTGTTAATACATCTAAGTTTGTTGACGCTAAAAAAGATATAGCCACTATAACTTTATTTAATGGAGGTGTCAAGCTGTTACCTAGAGTTGCTCCATCTAAGAAACCACTACCTAATTGTCCGAAAGCTAAATCTGCGTGATTTTTCTTTGCCATAATTTATTTTTTTACTTTTTCTAATGATCTACCGCCGAAATAGGCACCGATCACGGTTATTAATACTAATTGTAATAAGTCTGTCCATTTGTCTTCGACTACAAAGCGAATCGTACCAGCATCGATGAATATCATCAAAACCGTAGACACCACTAAGAAGACTAATACTAATGGTCTTATATTTTTACTAAGCCAAGAATCAGACTGCATGTCCATCTTCCAACGCTCAGTTACTTGTTTTTGCATTTCTGCTTCGTAACCCATTACTAGGTCTTTGATTTTTGCTTCAGCCTCAAGCTTCTCCTCCTTCGATGTAGTTAAGTT